ATATATGTCGGACCTGTCGCTCTTTATAAAATCCGATGTGTTCGCCTTGTAACATCGGTTTTTCCGATGTGTTTTCTTTACAAAAAAGCAAAATTAATCAGTTTTATATATTGATAAAAGCAATAATATCCGATGCTTAGTTTTGTAACGACCGGAAATGGTGTTACATTGGTGGTATGAGAATGAACGCATCGCAGGCAGAGAAAGCGCATGGCGTGCCCCGGATGACGGTCGGGCGTTGGATTCGCTCGGGCAAATTACCGGCTGATGAGTCTGGATATTTTGAAGAGGATGACATGCTGTCGCTAAACGCCGCGCGACTAAAACGCAATGCTGTTGGTCGCAGTGCGAACGATTTAAAACCTGAGAATTTTGGACCGGCCGAGTCTGCTAAACAAACCCGGCAGGAGGTTGACCTACGCAAAGCCACGGCGCAGGCGCGGAAAGTTGAACTTGATGTTTTGGCGGCGTCTAAAAACTTGATCTCTAGGGAGATTGTGGCCGCTGTGTTTAGGCAGCTTTACTCGATTGATGCAACTCAGTGGCGCGGATTAGGTGCGCGTGTATCGCCTGACATTATGGCTGTGTGCGAGGTTGATGATCCGGCCGTTGAGATCCGAGTGAGTGAGATCATTGAAGAGCGTGTGTTTATTACGCTTGCTCATTTAAAGCGTTCAATGAATGATTTTTTGATCGACGTTGAGAGCAAGCAGCGCATTGACTAACAATCCAAATCTTAGCGACGAAATTAGTTTTCTTGTGCGTATGGTCGCTGACAAGCCAACGACCCGGCCACCTCAGACGATCTCTGGTTATGTTGAGGGCAAGCGGGTGTTGCCCCCGTCCACACCATTTCCGGGGCTGTGGGAAAACTCGCGTACCCCCTATCTCGTAGAAGTCATGGACAATATGAGTCCATATTCACCGGTTGTTTACACCGACATTCTAAAGGGCTGCCAGCTGGGCGTTACTGCTGCTGCTGAGAATGTAATCGCATATTGGTCTGATGCTAACCCAGCAGAGATATTATATGTGTCGGGCACTCAGATGTTGTTGTTAAAGTGGGCGACGAAGCGACTTGATCCATTGATCGACTCATGCGGCTATCGTCATAAGATCCATGCACAAAGCGCCCCTGATGCTAAGGTTCGCCGCTCTGGTGATCGCATGTTTAGCAAAGAATTTGTGGGTGGCGCGTTAGACATGGGCAGTGCTCAATCATCATCATCACTGCGCTCTGATTCAAAACGTATTTTAATTTTAGACGAGATTGATAGCGCGCCGAGGTTACTGACAACGGGTGAGGGTGCATGGGATAAAGTAGCGGAGGGGCGTACTAATGCATGGGGTGTGCGCAAAAAAATTATGGCATTATCGACGCCGGGGAAGTTTGGCGAGTCGTTAATTTATGAGCGGTTCTTGGCGGGTGATCAGCGCTACTTTATGGTGCCGTGCCCGCACTGTGGCAAGCGCCAACCGCTAGAGTTGGGTGAGAGTGGTGGCAGTCATGGGATGCGCCCTGAGCGTGTAGCTGGGCGTTTGGTTAACGCTTTTTATATCTGTGACTTTTGCCATGACGCCATTTTTAATTACCACAAAGGCGAGATGTTACGTGGAGGCATTTGGGAGCCGACCTCAACGGCTGAGTCGGCTAACCGCCGGAGCTATCAGCTCAACTCAATCTACTCGCCTGTTGGCATGTTGAGTTGGTTGGACTTCTATCGCGCTTACGAAGAGGCATTAGCGCTGCCGGGTGGAATGAATGCGTTTACTAATTTGTTTTTAGGGATGCCTTATCGCGAGACAGGGCAGCGCCCTAAATTAGAGTCGGTTATTGAGCTAAAAGGGATTTACGCTAGTGGGCATGTGCCAGACGATGTTTTATATTTAACGGTTGGTGCGGATGTTCAGCGCGGATCTAAAAATAATCCTGACAATCCTGCGCGTATTGAGATGGAGGTGCTGGGTAGTGGCATGGGCTACCGTACATGGAGCATTGCTTATTTAGTATTTGAGGGTGCGGTAGACGATCCGAGTGCTGGCGCGTGGGCGAAGTTTCATGAGTTCGCAGAATCAGGTGGGTTGTCGTTTAAGAAATCGAGCGGTGAAGAGATGTCGCCCTCGTTAATTTTTATTGACTCGGGTGACGGCGAGACGACAGATACTGTTTATCAATTCTGCTCTGGTTGGCAGTCAACGTATCCGGTCAAGGGTTTTAACGCACTAAGAAAACGGAAGCATGAAAAAGGTGATGAGCAATCTAGCAATAATTTTAAACGTTTTAGGGCGCAGCGTATTGGTCAGGATGTAACGCTGTACGAGGTCTCGACGAATTACTACAAAAACATTTTGTATAAAAATTTAAAGCGGGTCAGGAACGAGCAGGGCGCACAACCGCCGGGGTTTTGTGATTTCCCGTTGGACTATCCCGAGAAGTATTTCAAGGGGCTAACGGCAGAAGAAAAACGCACAGACGGCTCTTTCTTTTGCGCGCAGGGCGTGCGCAACGAACCGATAGATTGCCGTGTTTACGCCATGTGCGCAGCCGATGTTTATTTAGATGCTAGGATCGCAGACGTGCGCGCGAAGATGAAGAACAATGGAGCGAGTAGTATGCAGATTGCACAGGTCAATAGCATGATGATTTTGCAGGTTTTGAAACAAGGTAACGACGTGGTAGCATCCTGATATGGCAACATCAGCAGCATTAAAAGCGCGCCTTGCGAAGCGTAATGCGTCACTAGCGATATTAGAGGCCACGTATGATGAGCTGATATCGAGTGGCGTGCTGTCATATCGTTTTGACTCTACAGAGGGTGAGCAGCAAACGAAACGCCGCGAGCTGTCAGAGGTTAAAAAGCAGATGGATAATTTGGTGGCTGAAATTGAATCGATTGAACGAAAACTTAGCGGTTCGGGATTAGTGATGCTAGGGTTACGTCGGCGATGACAACGTGGTGGGACAAACACTGGCACGGGGTATTAGAGCCTGAGCATCAGGCAGGTCACGCTAGTACCAATCCAGAGTTGTCACATGTCGGTGGGTTTAACCCATACGGGGATTCTTACGCACGCTATGGCGACGGATCTAAGTTCGCCGGTGGCATCTCGCACTCTGGTAGCTCTATTGTGGTGGATCATCACACGCTGCGGATTAACGCTCGTAAAGCGTACCATGACGTTCCGCAAGCGCGTGCTATTGTTGATCGCTTTGCTGACATCGTTGTTGATACTGGGTTACAGATACAGCCCACACCTGATTACCAGCTGCTCGGCCTCAGCGCGGAGGCCGCAGAGGGTTGGGCTGAGCGAGTTGGTCGGCGATTTGATTTGTGGATGGGGTCTAAAGACTGTTTCAGATCTGGCGCGATGACCGGCTACCAAGCGCAGCGCATGTACCAGATATTCCAGCAACGTGATAACGATATTTTCGTGCGCCTGCATTATTCGGGCGAAGGCCATTTGCAGAGTAATTTACAGTTCAGCTTTATTGACCCGTCACAAATCAGGGGTGATGCATACACGTCAACATCTGGTTTTAACGGTGATATAAGCGATGGCATCGAGCGTGACGATGCAGGGCGCGAGGTGTCTTTTAAAGTTTGGGTTAAGAACAAAAACGGTCAGTACGAAGACAAGAATATAGACGCAGTAGGTGCAACGTCTGGCCGTCGATTAATGCTACATGGATTTTCACCAGAGTATGCTGGTCAAGGGCGCGGTTATTCTAGGCTCGGCCATGCGCTGCAAGAGTTTCAGAACATAACCGATTTCTCACTCGCCGTCCTCAACAAAGCAATTAATCAATCTAACATTGCGATGTTTACGGAATCTAAAGATGAGCGCGATGCCCCAAACCCGTTTGACGGCATCACTGGTAAAGCTGGGCCAGCGTCTACGCAGTTTGGTAGCAATCCATTGCCGTCCGGCGACGCCAAGAACGTCACTGATGAAAGTGTTATGCCGGTTGAGTACAGCAGTGTTCCGGGGGCTAATATAGGCACACCCGGCAGCGTTGGCGTGTTTAATTTGCAGGGTAACTCGACGCTAAAGGCATTCCCCAACAGCTCGCCAGCAGATTCTTTCGATACTTTTGTGGACTCGTTCTTCTCTTATATTTCGGCATCTATGTCGATGCCGATTGAAATTGTACTTATGAAATTTGGCAACAATTATGCGGCCAGCAGGGGTACGCTTATTTTGTTTTGGCGTATCGCTTGGATTTGGCGGCATGAGATGGACGCTGATTTTTTAACGCCCGTTTTTGAATTATGGCTTGCGGAGGAAATCGCGGCTGGTCGTGAGTCTGCGCCGGGTTGGTCTGACCCTCGGTTGCGTGCGGCATGGTTGGCGCATGACTTGATCGGTAGCCCGGTGCCGAATATTGACGACGTTAAGAGCGCAAAGGCAAACAAGATGAACCTTGAAATAAACGCAACAACGTTTGACCGCGCTGCGAGTGACACAAACGGTAGTAACGGAAAATCGAATAGGAGCAAACTCATGCGTGAAGTCAAAGAGTGGCAGCAGATGCCGTGGGTGGTGGCGAAATGAAACTCACATTAATGCACCCGCCTGTTGCGGCTGATTATTATGCTCGAATTTATTCTGTTAGCTTCGATGAGCGTCAGGTTGCGGCCAAAATGTTTGGCGAAATCAAGCCAGAAGAAATTCTTGTCGTGTCGGGCAAAACGGCGACAATACAGGTTAAGGGGATACTCTCGGCTGATGGTCCGTCGCCCATCGATCTGTTTTTTGGTTACAGCGGAACAAGCTATCGCGCTATTATAGCAGCGTGTAATGATGTTGCTGCAATGGATGATATTGAAGAGGTCGTGTTCTGCGCTAACACACCGGGCGGTGGAGCAGAGATGGTTGACGAAACTTACATGGCGATCAAAGCGCTGGGTGAAACAAGGCGCACGCGGTTTGAAAACCACGGTATGATAGCATCTGCTGGGATGTGGATCGCATCGGCAGCGCACGAGATTGTGGCCATGTCGCCGATAGCTGAAACGGGGTCGATTGGGGTCAAAGTTGTTGGTTTTGATAACAGCAAATTGCTCGAAGAAATTGGCTTCAAGCGCGTTGTTATTCTATCGGAAAACGCCCCAAACAAGGCCCCATCGATCAGTGACGATGAGGGTATTGCAGAGATCAAGCGAGAGCTTGACGCTGTAGAGCGTGTGTTTTTATCGCGCGTCGCTGAAGGTCGCGGCGTGGGCGTTGATGTTGTTAAGAAAGATTTTGGGCGCGGCAGCGTGTTGATCGCGCATGATCCCGATGACAAAATGCCGGACGCAATATCAGTCGGTATGATTGATGGGTTGGCCAATATGCAGATGGGTAGTAATGGTCGTGATGCTGTTGTATCATCGCGAAAAATGGGCGTTGGTGCTCAAGCAAAAAAGGAGAATGTCAAGATGTCGTTAGAAAAGTTTCTTGCGGAAAATCCCGGCGCAAAAGCCGAGCATGATGCCGCGCTTTCAGCCGCCCAAGAGACGGGGCGACAATCTGGAGCGAAGGCGGTTGAAGCTCGTATTGCAGTCGCAAAGCCGTTTTTATCAACGGATGAATACCCCGCTGCTATTAATGCGCTCGCGGTTAAAGTTGTCGCGGGTGAGGTCAATGATGTTGCGCTCACTGCTGCTGTTGCGGCGGTTGATGCAGCGACAGAGCAGGCAAAAAGTGCACAAGCGAAAAGCGAAGATCCGGGTGACGTTAGCGCGGAAGTCCACAATGGCGATATTAACGGCGAGGATGATTACCAAGCGGTCGTTGCTAAAGCTAAAGCCGCGCGGGGGAATGACTTATGAGCGTGCAAGCATCTGGCAACTTTTTAAATATTCCGTTTGTATTAGACGGCTGCCCATACACCGATCATGATGCAGTCATTGCGCAAGACGCCGCGCGCGCTACGCCGCTCGTTAAGTTTACGCTGATGGCCAAAGTCGCGGCGTCACAGAAATGGACGCCGTTTATTAGTGAGATAGCATTAGACGGCACCGCGATTCCGCAGGGCATTTATACCGGCGATGATATTGATGCGGCCACACTGGTTGCGGGTGACGTAACTGATTTGCCAATCCTCGTCGGTGGCGCGCTGATTGACAGCGGGCAACTGGTTATTGAGGCCGCGAAGACACTTGACACTGTCATTACAGATGGCGCGCGTGATCTTAGGTCTGTCCGCGATCACTTGGCGACGCGCGGAATCTTTACTAAAGAGACGGTCGCCGCCTCTGAATTTGCAGTTTAAGGAGATATAAACATGGCAGCACTATTACCGGCTGATCAGTTTGCGCGTTACAACTCGGCGCTATTCGATGCAAGAGACGCGATTGGAATCCCAAGGGGGTTCGGTGCTTTTTTTGGTCGCCGTGAAACCGGCGCGAGCACTATTTTTTCACCCGACGCCAACGCACTCGACATTGACATTCAATATGGCAATCAGCGTCTTGCGGCAATGATTCATCGTGGGCAATCTGCTCGTGCGCTGGGAGGGCAAAAGGATACGCAAGAAGAGCGGTTCACATCTATATCTCGAAAGTTTCCACTTGTTGAGGAGACTGGGTCTATTGGTAGTGACCAACTCGTTAACCGTTTAGCGGGTGAGGCACAGTATTCAACCGCCACTCGCCAGCAACGTATGCGCGATCTGGCGATGAATGTTTACCTCGAAAACGTGCGCAAGATCGGACGCAGGTTTGAAGAGTTGGCCGCACAGTCTATTTTAACAGGCAAAATGACCGCGATTGATGGTACGACTAACGATGATCTGACCTATGATTTTCTTCGGCGCTCAACGCATCGACTGACAGCCGCTGCGGCGTGGTCGAATCCTGCAACATCGATTCTTGGCGACCTGAGTGCTGCATGTAAACTGATCAACGCAGATGGTTATGTCAAGGCTGACGGCGTGCTGTTGGGTGATGCTGACTTTGAAGCAATCACAAAGAACACTGAAATATTAAATCAGGCGGACAACCGTCGCTTTGAATTAATCGAGGTCTCACTTGCCAACCCGGTGCCGCCCCGCTTTGCTCATCTCGTTGAGGCCGGGTGGAACGCACGTGGACGATTGCGTTTGAGTAATGGTGGTTATGAGTTGTGGATGTTCACAAACGACGCGGTTTACACCACGGCCGCTGGTACCGCAAAACAATACATGCCTGATGAGACCGCCATTGTGTTCTTCAGCGGTGCGCGCTGTGATCGCTATTTTGGTCCGCCTGATATTCTTCCGTTGACCGCATCTAAAGTGGCGTGGTTCCGCGAGGTGTTTGGTTTTGATATGTCTGCGCCACCTATGCCGATGCCTGCAAACGGCAACAACGTTATTAACAGTGCGATGTTTTACACTGATGCTTATGAGTCTGGCAAGGGCAAAGTAGTGACTATTCGCAACCAGTCTGCGCCTATCTTCGCAACGACAATGGCAGATGCTTTTGTCTCAATCGACACAACTCCATAAGGATAAAGTTATGGCTAAAGATATTTGGCTTTGCCCAGAAAGCACGCTTTTAGTAGGGCGAAAGCAGATCAAGAAAGGCGAAGAGATCCCTAGCACCGTTGCGGCTGATGTTGTTAAACGTCTTAAGGCTAAGGGTAAAATTGGCGATGCGCCAAAGCAAAACGGTGGCGCTAAAAAAGGAAAAGGCGATTAGCTGTGGTTGGCCTGCGCGAAATGGCGGAGGCTGATCTTGCTGAAACGCTTGAGGGGGAATGGGCACTCCCCGTAGTGCTCATTGACCCTGAAGGCAATCGTTACGACACGTCTGCTAATGACCCACTTGCTCCGCTAACGGGGCAAGTGCTTTATGGTAAGCGTGCATTCAACCCTGACACTGGCGAAGATATCTTCATCAACACGCCGGTTGTTACGCTGCGCATTTCGTCGTTAACGAGAGTCCCTGTTGATGGTGAGCGCTGGGGTGTAAAAATCCCAACGAGGCCATCAATGACAGCGCCAATGGTTGATTTTCTTTTTACGGTCCGCCCTAGTGAGGGTGGTGCGAGTATTGGGGTGGTGCGACTTTATTTGCAAAGGGCGGCGCAGGCGTAATGCAATATGAGATCATACGAGATGCAATAGAGCAGTTGCTGTTTGATGAGGCGCACCGGCGCTATAATGTCGTAGGTTATCAAAACAATTCTGCTGGGTTGGTTGAGCGGTTTGAGCCTACAGTAATAGTGTTTTTTAAGTCTGGTAACTTCCCAGAGTCGGGGGGCACTGCCTCTGGTGCGAATAGATTTGATTTAACTTTTAGCCTTGATCTCTCTGTTGTTGTTAATGCAGAGGGTGATCTAATGACGTTGCAGAACCAAAACGCAACGGCCGATCAGTTGTCATCATCGCTGGAGTCATTTAGCAATTCGCTCAGAGATGCTGACCGTGCAATTGATCATCTGTTTAGTGACGTTTACAATGTCATCATGGATGCACGTCACGAACATTTTAAGTTGCCAAAAGGGCAAGTCTCAAGCCGCTGGTTGTCGGGTTTTACAAAGCACGCGCCGATTGACCGAGGTGAGTCTACAGTATTAACGGGCAGCGCAGCATTGAGTTGCACTGTCTGCGAGCAGGTTGACGGCGAGCGCGGAAAAGCCGGAATTGATTTTGATCTGACGCTAGACATTGCAGATGATGATGTTGAGCGCACAGGTGTAGCGGGTACATTAGGAGGTTAAACGATGGGATTAAATGCGAATAGCTTGGCGACAGGCGTTGGTGTCGGCGTAAAAAACAAACAGTTCTCGCCGTCGGCTGGTGTATTGCAGCGAAACATAGGAATCGTTGGCACATACGATCCATCGATCACTACGATTGCAAATGATGAGGCGGTATTGATCACGAGTCCTGAAGATGCGGGTGATCGTTTTGGCTTTGGGTTTATGATCCACCGGCTTGCTGTCGAAACGTTTAAAGGCAGTCGCGGCATCCCGACTTATGTTATCCCACAAGCGCAGGTGGCCGGGAGTCAGGCGGTGGGGAATGTTGGGTTCGGCGGCACATCAACAGCGCCCGGTACAGTTAGTCTGTATGTAGGTGGTGATCGCGTTGGCTCCCCTGTTGCGGCAACAGGGTTGACTGCGGCGCAGGTTGCGGCGGCGGTTGTTGTTGAGTTTGGCAAAATAAAAGAACTCCCTGTGACCGCCGCTGTTGATGGCGTGGATAATACGCAGGTTAATTTTACTGCGAAAACAACCGGCACCTACGGCAATGAAATTAAAATAGCGTTTAATCTTTCGGCGGGTGAGGAGTTGCCGCCGGGTATTACTGCTGTTATTACACAGCCCACCGGCGGAAGTGGTACGCCCAACATCTCGACAGCGTTGAACAGTGGGCTAGGTACAGGTGATAATGCCAACGACCTCGGCATTACGGATCTAGTACATGGCTACCTGCTGGACACATCAACGCTAAATGCAATCCAATCGTATGTCGGAGAGGGCGATGAGTTTAGCGGTCTTTATTCTAAAACCGTTGGCCGCCCATTCCGCGCGTTAACAGGCGACATCACACCCGGATCATCTGGGTTAAATGCATTGCTCGCAATCTCTGGTGCGCGCTTAAATGATCGTGCTAACGGTGTGATTGCAGCACCGGGATCGGAGAGTCATCCATCTGAGATTGCAGCTCAGGCCATTGGACATATGGCGCGTATTAACAACAACCGCGCGGAAGAAACGTATGAAGGCACAGCGCTATCAGGTATCTGGCCGGGGTCTGACCAGTGGACATCCAGCTATGACAATCGTGACATCGCTGTTAAGTCTGGTTTGTCCCCCACATTTGTAAAGAGCGGCACGCTGGTCCTGCAAGACGTACTGTCTTTTTATCGCCCTAGCTCTATCCCTGTAGCGTCAAACGGTTATCGCCTGATGCGCAATATCTCAATTACGCAAAACATTAAAGCGGTGATTCGCCAAAACTTTGAGAGTGAGCGCTGGCGTGGAATTACGATTGTTAATGATGTGAGCGCGGTAGGCAATGCATCGAGCAAAGAAAAAGCACGGGATGTATCGAGCGTTATCGATGACCTTGTTGCGCTCGCGCTTGAGTTCGAGAAGCGAGCATGGATCTTTGATTCAGCGTTTACGATTGATTCGCTACAAGATCCGAGCGCGGTTACGATTCGCGCGGGCGGATCAGGTTTTGATATCAATTTGAAGGTCGTTTACTCAGGCGCAGGCGGCATTGTTGATACGCTTGTCGAGTTTGACACCTCTATTGCAGTCGCACTCTAGGAGATTATAACAATGGCATTAGCAGGTACACCACGTCGATTTACAGTTGCATCGGTAACATATAACGTTGCTGGGGACGCTAACTTTTCAAAGACACCGGAGGTCACGACCGAGGGCATTCGGCATACTGGCGGCACAATGATCAAGCGCACGCTTGCTGTCGGTCAAGTCGAAGGCGTTAAGCTCATTGTTACGGCGGCTGAGTATAGCCGTTTGGCGCTAGTATCTAAGCGTAAAACTAATTATCCAATGTCTTATGAACTTGCCGCTGGAGATGTGTACCGGGCTGTAGGTCAGATCAGTTTAGGCAATTACGAATCTGAAAATAACACCGTCGAAATTACGGCCATTCCAGATGGTGAATGGAAGGAGTTTCTATCATCATGACAAACGTAACTAAAATGGGGATCTCTAAAGAGTCCGCCGCGTTGCAGATGCAGGTGTTTTATGATCATTACGACGTTGATATTTCAGCGCTACCAGATGAGGTTGGCGCGGCTGTCAGCATGGCATCATCAAAGCTAATTAAAGCGATCCGGCGCGAGCGATTAGAAGTTATTATTGAAGACGGCGACCTTAAAATCAAGCAGACTATTCAGACTGGCGAAGTGATTGAGTATGCTGAGTTGTGCGGTGAGTCTAAAATCGCGATGGGAAAAAAAAGTGAAGGCGACAACTACGGCAAGATTTATGCGTTGCTTGGCTCTTTAAGTGGTCTTGGTGAAACGGCGATTATAAACCTCAAAGGGAAAGATCTAACAACCGCCGAGGCGATTGGCGTACTTTTAATGCAGGCGTAGTGCCGCGCGTTGATCAGTTTATGGGTAACATATTCTCGCGCGGGGGTGCTCCCGGCGAGATAGAAAAAATGAAATACCATCAGCTTTCGTATTGGTCGTCATGGCACGATCTTTTTGTGAAAGCCGAAAAAAAGGCAGCGGAGGGTTAGATGGAATACGCTGTATCTACAGTGTTTAAAGCAACTGATGCTGTCTCGGTGGTCTTTAACAAAATGGGTCGGCAGGCCGGTGTTTTTGGTGACAATGCAGACAAAGCGTTTAATCGTGCGTCACGCGCTGGTTCCCGCTTTGGTGATATTGTTAAAGGCATTTTATTTACTGACATCCTGAAAGGCGGCCTTAACCAGCTACGTCGCGGCCTATCTGCAACGGCCACTGAGTTTATTGCGTATGATGATGCAATCACATCAGCCTCTGCAAAATTTAAAGATTTAGATCTAACAACAAAAGCTGGGATGAGCACGCTTGGCGAGTTGAAACTGCTTGCGCGTGAACTTGGCGCAACGACGGAGTTCACCGCAACACAAGCAGCGGGCGGCCTTGAGTTTTTAGCGATGGCAGGCTTCACCACTGCGCAGGCTATCAAACTTTTGCCGGGCGTTGTTGACCTCGCGACATCGGCTAACACAGACTTAGCAAACGCTACAGACATAGCCTCTGACTCGCTCGGCGCATTTAATCTTATGGTTGACGATACGACTCAGCTCACGCTCAACCTCGCGCGTATTAATGATGTGTTTGCTAAAACGGCGCGAACGGCCAACACTGATATTGATTTATTGTTCGAGGCCGTTGGCAAAGGCGCTTCGCAGTTTGAAAAGTCAGGGCAGTCGGTTGAAACCTTTGCAGCGATTGCAGGTGTTGCGGCAGGGTCTGCACTTAAAGGCACAGAGGCTGGCACGGCAATGCGTAATGTTATGTTGAGATTGACTGATCCAACAATAGAGGCCGCAGCCGCGCTTGAAATGCTTGGGGTCACTGTCGAAGATGGTAGCGGGAATTTTAGGGATTTAATCGACATTATTGCTGACATTGAGAAAGGGACAAAAGGGCTTGGTGACGTTGAACGCGGTGCGGCATTAGCGAGGATCTTTGGCGCGAGGACGATCAATCTCGTTAATATTTTGCTATCAAAGGGATCAGCAGGGTTGCGCGAATACCGTGAGAGTCTTATTGACTCAGCAGGCGAGTCTAAAACAATGGCTGATATTATTAGGGACTCGCTCGGGAATCAGTTAGCAAGTTTAAGATCAGCAGCGTTAGAACTTGGTTTTAAATTCTTTGATACGTTTGATGGCAAGATTAAGCCTGCAATACAAGGGCTAACGACGTGGCTGCGCGAGATTGATTTTGATTCAGTGCGCGATAATGTCATGGGATTCATTGATGTTTTGGTGAAGATGAAAGGCTTGTTTTATGGGATTGCGGCAGGGATCATTGCTTACAATGCTGCCTTTATTTTGTTTGCGGTTGGCTCAAAAGTTGTTTTTCTGTGGAAGCTCGTCGCAGGTTTAAAGGCGACTGGTGCAGCAATGGCGCTACTTAATATTGCGATGGCGGCCAACCCTATTGCTGTTGTTGCGGTAGCGATTGGCGCTTTAGTTGCAGGGGTTATATTGCTCCGTGACAATTGGGATGCGGTCATCGCAGGTTTCAAAAGCGGTTTCGGCCTCTTTAACAAAGTGGCTGGTTTTTTTGGCGGTGGTACTGTCGTTGAGCGGCAGGTAGAGCGGCAAGCGCCGAACGTTGCAAGCGTTGCGGCACAGCGGGTGAGGTTTGACGGCAACCTGAACATCAATGGCGCGCCACCGGGATCGACAATCGAAAGCGAAACGATCGGTGCCCCGGCGGTGCGTGTCGAGCTGGCAGGGCGCAACGCGTGAGCTGGCTGGACAGGCTGCGCGGATCAGTTGAGCTAACCTCGCCTGATGGTCATGTATTTAATCCAAGCTGGTCAGGCAATACACGCACGCTGGAAAAGCAACTGGGTGTTTTTAAATACCCAAACGTTGATCGAGAGATCGTCCAAGATTTAGGCATCGCGGGTGTTCGTTATCCGCTTACGTTATCTTTCCACGGCGCGGATAATGACCTAGAAGCTGATCGGTTCTTTGCCGCGTTTAGCAGTAAAAACACATGGCTCGTCGCGCATCCAACCAAAGGGCTTTTGTCGTTGCAGCCTATAAAAATAAGGGAAACTATCGAGCCGGTTGAGTCTGGCAGCATCACTGTTTTTGAAACCGAGTGGATGCACCCCGCAGAAAAAAGCATCAGAATTACACCGGCTCAAATTGCCGCACGCATAGCGAGCATACAGCGGTCACTCGATGAGGCTGCGCTAGACCAGTTAAATAATTTGGCGAGTCAATCCTCTGCTGCTGAAATTAATGCGCTTAAAAATTCAACGCGATCAGCGCTCTCAATATTTGACACAGCTATGGGCGCAATTGAAGGGATCGCTGATGCGGCAGAGGCTATCCGTAGGGGGATAAACGACAGTATGAACATGTCGCCGCTTGACCTCACGGTGTTGGGTGGTCAGATACAATCGCTCATGATGTTGCCCGCTAAAATAACGGGTGATGTGCTCGGTGCGATCCGCCCGATACGAGATTTTTTAGACAAGATGCGCGCGCTGCCGGACGAGGTTGCAGATCAAACCGGCCTTAACGTGATGGCCATACGAGAGCTTTTTATGCTGTCTGGCAACGCTGCAATATCCTCGCTAGGCGTTAACGGGCGCTATGAAACAAGGGCAAAATCGGTTGAGGTTGCGGGGCTTGGACTTGCGGAGTTTAAGAAAACAGTCGACGCCCTAGACGTTGCGCAGGCTAATTTTGATGATGAATTAATTGGAGGTCAATATTTTAGCCAGTCGCTAACTTTTGTGTTGTCGTCTGAGATCGCTGCGCTATCAGCGAGTCATGTTTTAAGCAGGTCTTTTGATCTGTCAGTTGAGAAAATGATATTGCTGTCAGAAGCGCGCGCGCCGATTGAGATCGCAATTACCGAATATGGAAGCGTTGATAAGTTCGATTTATTTGTAGACTCAAATAATTTAAAAGGCGATGATATTTTGATATTGCCCGCTGGTCGCGAGGTGCTGGTTTATGTCTAAACCTACGCCGGGTGAGCGATATACCGCTGCGGTGGGTGATACGCTCGAGCGTATTGCCGCGATTGCCTACGGCGACGTGGGTCGGGCTGCTGATATCGCGCAATCTAACCAGATCGCATCACTAATCCCCGGTGACGTGATCATCATTCCCGGCGATGATCAAAATGTTTATTTTGATGGGGAGGGTTTAGCGTTATTGGTTAACGGCATTAAAATTGACGTTGAAAGTCTACGCGTGTCGCGGTCAATCGACGCTTTAGCAGACGGATGGGCAGCCACATTAGCGTGGTCGCCGGGCGATGATCCTGAGTTTGATTTTATGATAAGGCCATCATCGTATTCGCCTGCTAAAATTTTTGTTAATGGAACGCTATCAATCACCGGGCGCTTATATCGCACAATGACAACCATTGCGCGGCGGCAGTCTATAACGCTAGAGGGATGGTCGTTTGCGGCTGACATTATAGACTCAACGTTAAAGCCACCGTACGAATCCAGTGACGTTACGCTGCTTCAGCGCGCGCAGGAAATCGCCAAACATTTCAACGTCAATGTCATGTCTGATCTTGTTGTTGATGGCGTGTTTGATCGCGTAACCGCACGACCAACGCAACGCGCGGGTGATCATCTTTTAGCGTTGGCAGCACAACGGGGCGTACTCGTATCATCATTGCCGTCGGGTGACATTAGGCTGTTTGGTGTTGGCGGTGGCCAGCACGTTGGCGAGATTAAAGAGGGCACTGCTGGATTCTCCGGATTCAGTGCTGATTTTGACGGCCGCAAACGGTTTAGCGCGTATCGATTTGTGAGCAAATCACCGCGTGCGGGTGCGGGTAGTGCTGTGTCCATTGATCCCTCAGTCCCTGTCACTCGGTTTACTACGTTTGCGGGTGACGATACGGATGATCCGCAGGCCGCAGCAGATTGGCGCAATCGAAAAGCAATGGCTGATTCGTTAATGCTCCCCATTGTTGCTGATGGGTTTTTATCGCCGTCTGGCGTGCCGTGGGAACCGGGGCAGTTTGTTACGTTAACATCGCCATCTCTTTTTTTACCGGATGGGTTTGAGATGTTGGTGAGGGCGACGGAGATGGTACAATCAGGCAGAGGCAATACGACGCGGTTAGAGTTAGTCCCGCCGTCTGCATATGCGCCGCTTGAGGTTGAGGTTGAGGATGTAAAGATAGAGACGCCGCAGGCAAAGCAGGCGGCGACGGCGGAAAAGGCGGCTAAATTTATTTACACACCTGAGTTTTTTGGCTGGGGAAAATGAACGTTGAAGTAGGCACAATAACGGGTTGGGGAATCAAGCCGAATCAGGGTGGCGCTGATGTTGTCATGTTGCAAGTGCGCGTCTCCAGTGATGATGACGTGCGCTCTGTTGAGCTAGTTTCGCAACCCGGTGATAGTTCCCGCCCCGTTACTGGATCGCGTGTATTTGTTATTGAGCTGGCTGCCGCGTGGTCGATTGCCATTGCCGTTGATAACGCGACCTCGCCGCAGATCATGGAGGGTGAGCGATTGATTTATTCGTTAGACGCTAATGGGGTGCTGGCCTCTATCCTGCTAGGCGTAAATGGTAACGTGGTCATTAATGGCGGCGGTGATTTTGGTGTGCGTTTTTCAGCGCTTGAGGCTGCGTTTAATCAGCTCAAGACAGACTTCGATTCGCACGCTGGCCATTTTACTGCTGAGACTCCGCCTACACCTTCGACGGCTGACATCTCGTCTGCTAAAGTCGAGAGCGTTGAGATGCCCCTATGATTAATCACAGTTACGACGGTGATCCTAGGATTGTCATTACACCCGACGGCGCTGATATTGTGTATCGAGATGGGCAGCCGATAATGGATTATGGTCTTGAAAATAGCGATATTATTGCATTGTTTACAGAGCAAGGATGGCCGGGAAATGCGTTGCTGGCCGAGCCGATTGGCAGCGACTTTGAATCAATGGCGCGGGGTACGATCACTAAAACAAAATTAATTGATATTGCAAACGCTGCACGCCGCGCGTTATCGAGTAGCGTTGTCGATACGGTTAGCGTGACTGTTTCAAACCCTAGTGGCGCTGGGCTTGAAATTGCGATTGAGCGTGCACCGCCGGGGCAGGATGTTCAAAAAATGGTTGTTACGCGTGATAATATAAACTGGATGAACCAGAGTTATGACCCAGCAAGCGAGCGATTAAATGGCGTTTAAAATACCGACAACGCAGCAGGTCTATGACCAGATCATTGCTGACATAGAGGCGCGAATCAATCAAACGTCGCCGCTGTTAGCTAAAGCATTTAACCGCGTCGTTGCCGCATCGCTGTCGCTTGTAATAACCGGCATTTATAAATACACAGCAGAGCGCGCTGCTCAGTCATTGGCTGTGACTGCGACAGGCAATGACTTAAAGAACATAGGTAAAGATCGCGGGGTGATCTTTAAACCATCAACCCGCGCTATATTGTCCGCAACGATTGCTGGAGATGATGGCACCGTCATCCCGGTAACGCGATCATTTGTCGCGGAACCAACAGGGTTGAGATATTTCCCAGCATCGAGCCAAACGATTGTCGGTGGCACTGCGACGTTAGAGCTAAAGTGCGATGTTGCCGGTGCTGCTGGGAACTTGTCGCCCGGCAACACTTTAAACATTGGCGCGCAGGTTGCCGGTGTAGAATCCTTTGCAACGGTTATTTCATCATCTGTTATTGGTGTAGACGAAGAGCCTCAAGAGGATTACCGCGCGCGGGTTTTAACATCGCAGCGAGCAACAACCGGCGGTGCTAATTATGCAGACTATCGCACGTGGGCAGAGTTAACGCCCGGCGTAAAACGAGCGTACCCGTACTCCGGGCAGTTCGGGTCTGGCGCAACAGCGTCTGCACCGCCAGATAGGACTATATTTATAGAGTCAACGGGGGCTGATGGGTTAGCCGATATCCAGCTGCTTGACAGTGTTAGGGCTATGATTACTACTGATCCCGGCACTGGGTTCAAGCGCCAGCCTCTAGGTCTAACTGACAGTACGCTATACATTAAATCAATTGTTCGCGTACCGTTTTATGTTAGCGTTGTTGGGCTAAATGTAGAGGCGGGAAAAGAAGTGCTGGCGAAGGCAAATATTGAATCGGCGCTTATTCTCTATTTTGCATCAGTCAGGATGTTTATTGAGGGGCTTGGTTATGACGGCGATAGAAATGACGTGGTTAGCTTGGCATCAATCGGCGGCATTGTTAGTGACGCATTAACGCCATATGGTGGGTCAATCTCAACAGTTAAATTTGGGTTGTCATCTGTGATGACCGAGTCTCAGTACAGAATGCAGCAGGGCGAGATGGCCAAGCTCTTTGAGCTTAGTTATGACTAACGTCGCTATAAAATCTTTGGATGCTGTATGGCCGCGAGGTTCTGCGTGGTGCGCAAAGTCTGGCGGCGGAATGCAGGGCTTAAAGGCTGGCGTCGCTGACACTATTGAGCGTGCAAAAGAAAGCGCTGCGAATCTCTCTAATGTGAGACGCGCAAACGATACAACATTACTTGATGAACTTGAAATTGATTTTGGTATTGCCCCAGATGTATCTGTCGCCGACAGCGAAAGGCGCGCCCTGCTTAACTCTAAAATTAACGGGTCTGAAGCTAACGCCGGGACAGAATCTGATATTTCTGAGGCATTAGTTGCTGCTGGGTTTGTAAACCTTAACGTTTATGACAACTCTGGATCGTTTAATCCTGCGCAGTTCTCGTCTCGATATCAAGCGACCGCCGGGAGTAGACCTGTTGTCTGCGGAAATAGCCGAGCATACTGTGGGCGCTATAATTACAGGATCTTGGTTAACGGCGGCAGCAGTGTTATTGCAAGAGTTTATCGCACGACGGCGGGGAACCGGTGGGCAGTCGCTGGGAATATAAAGGCACAAGCAGCGGTCGTCGGTACTAACAATGTGCCGCTCACTTATGGTGTCCCGGTGGACGTTAACACTTGGCCGTTCTTCTTTTTCGTTGCAGGAGAGGGCGTTTATAGTAATGGTGTGCTTGTTGATGCAAAGCCCGGCAACGCACCTGCAAACCGAAAAGACGAACTAGAGAAATTAATCCTTCGGTTAAAGCCCATGCACACATGGGCTATAATGCTTATTAACTACGAATAGGAATTGATATGACGATACATATTAGAAATCGTTACCCAGTTGGCACGTTGCCTGCTGACTCTACGTACCCAAGCGGTAGCGCTGTTAACTCCACTACGCCGGAATCAGAAGATGGATTTCCTGTTGACGCTCATTGGGTGAATGATTATCACGGAAATAATCAAGCATTGTTAAGGTCGGGTGGCATACTACCAAACAACATTAGCGATAACGCGGAGCAATCACAGGTAATGTCTGCGCTCGTGGGTCAGATCGCGGGGAATGCGACGACGTTGGTTGATACTGGCACGCCCGCCCAATACAACCTCGGTCCGGCAACAAACCAGCACCCGTCCACGCCTGTTATCACGGGGCAAGTATTTAGCTTTATTGCAGCGAACACAAATGTTACGGGCGCATCAGTGAGTATTTTTGGGTCGTTTGCGTTAGGCATCTTTAAACCAAATGGCGAGGTGTTAGCCCCCGGCGATATCGTAACAGGGGGGCGCTATCGTCTGCTGGCGCAATCCGCATCTGCGATATTGTTAAACGACGAAACTGACAATCATGCAAACGTCTCAACGATTGATTTTATTACAGATGAAAATATAACGTTAACGGAGGAACAAAATAAATCATCTGTTTTAATTGTTAACGACCCCAACGGTATTTTGACAAACATTAGGCAGGTGATCCTTAACGGCTCACCGCGTGAATTTACAATCACCAATAATACTATCTGGAGCTTATTTGTCCTCACTCCGTCCGGAGCCCCGTTCCTTTTGGCCGGGAATTCAAAAGAGCGATTGCGCATTGACGCTATCACTAAAGATGTTGTGCGCGATGATTTATTTGCGAGGCAAAGTCAATTTTCAGGGTCATTGAATACCTCCGGGCATCAGCGACTACCGAGTGGTTTAATTTATCAATGGGGTCGTCAAACAGTGCTTGTGCCGGACAACGTCGGCATTCAAGGCTTCTCAGTTTTACCTGATGTTGTTTTCAGCATCTCATATCCAAACGAGACATTTAGCGTTAACGTAAATACTTTCCAGCCTAATAGTACCGGGCTTGAACATGTAGAGTTAAAGGTTGATATTGAGGGTTTTACAGGTACGTGGGGATTCACCCCTAATATGATTCGGGTAGCCGGGTCTGGTTTTGGTGAGTCTGTTACGTTGATGTATTCTTCTGTGGGGTGGTGACATGATAAAACTAGTTTATGATATTAGCGGTAATGTTGTTAGGTTTATTGACACGCTAATTAACGATGATGTTGTCGATGATGCTATAGAGATAACTCCAGCCCAACATTTAGAGATCCTCAAGGAGCCATCGGCATGGATTGTTGATGTTGTCGCTGGGCGCATACTGAAGAGGGTTGCGCCCACGCGCACGGTCGAATCATATTTAGCTGACGCTAAGTCGCGGGTCTCATCGTCGCTCGGGGTTGAGCTACAGAGTATTGTCGCCGGTTATTCTTTTGCCGAGAGAGAGACGTGGGGTATGCAGCAGGAGGAGGCTGCCGCGATTAACTCAGGGGCGAATGTAACGACCCCCCTTATTGATCGCATGGCGCTAGTGAGCGGCGAAAGCCGGGAGAGCATTGCGGAGCGGATCGTTAAAAACGCCAGCAACTTTGCTCTGTCGGCGGCCGACCTTCTCGGGAAGAAGCGAAAGCTATTTAACGACATCGATAGCATCTATCTCGATGCCAGCGCGACAGACAATGATAAGATTGGCCGTCTCATTAATATTAACTGGGGAAATTGAAAAGATGAATCGTATGTTTTTTATGTTAATTGTTATCTCGTTCTATTCCAGTATAGCTACAGCACTGGAGGTACATGAGTATGACATGACTGAGCAAGCAACGCGCACACTGTCGTGGGTTGCACCAACTGAGCGAGTTGATGGTTCGCCTATTTTGCCCGGTGAGATTGCAGGTTATCGAATTTATTCTGGATCGACAGAAGCTAATTTTGTTGCTGAAGCGGAAGTGGCTGGCAATGTTTTGAGTTATGAATTTGCACTGCTTGAAGGCACAACACTTTACGCAATAACAGCAGTGGGCG